CTAGTTATCATTTTTATATAAACTATCGAACACAGTATTGATTTTTTCTTTATCCTGATCTTCAAGCTCTCGAACAATATGAAGATAAGTAGACATTGTAGTTTCTAAACTGCTATGTCCTAAACGTTTCGATACGCTAAGTATATTTACTCCTTGATAAAGTAAAATAGATGCATGTGTATGCCTTAGTCCATGCAAAGTAAATTGCTTTTCAATCCCTAATTCTTTTAATTTTTTGCGCAAATATTTGCTGACGGCGTTTGATGAAACTAATCCATTTTTTAAGTTGAAAAAAACAAAATTATGAGGGTTTTTGATTTCAAAATTCTCGAATAATTCTTTTTGATTGATTTTAAACTTTTTTAAGAGATCAATCGTATGTTTATCAATGGAAATTTTCCTATTTGAAGTTTCGTTTTTTGTTTTTCCCCATTCATTTAATTTATAATTCCATGTTTTATTAATAGTGATGATTTGATCTTCGAAATCGATATCTTCCCATGTTAATCCTAGAAGTTCAGCAAATCGCATTCCAGTGGCACCAGCAACTAACACGAGCATAGGAGAAGAGTACTGCGCAGAAAGGTTTTCTTCTACGAGTTTCATTAAAGATTTAAATTGATCATAATCTAAATATTTATCTTCTTTTGGCTTCAATGAATCTTTTCCTTTGATTACTGCTTTTCTAGTTGGATCAAACGGAATTAATCCTTCTTCTACGGCATCTTTCAACGACGCTCTAATATGGTTATTAAACTTAATAACGGTAGATTTTACATGGTCTTTAGCATACTTATTTAAAAAGCGTTGATATCCCACTCTATCTAAATCAGAAATCAATACCGCTGGCATATATTTCTTTATGTTCATTAACGTATCTTCGTATTTTCTATAAGTGATAGGAGATACTGTTCCTTCTTTATAAAGTTGCATCCAATCCTCAAAGTAATCTGATAATAATAGATTTTTGCGATCCCCTTTAAGGCCTTTGTTCAAGTTATATTCTAATTCGTTGGCGGCATCTTTTGCTTCTCCTTTTGTCTTAAATCCTGATTTTCTTATCTTCGTGTATTTTCCGTCATCTTTTTTGTATGAAATTTCGTATTGCCAACTATTTCCACGTTTGACTAATCTTGCCATAATTGAATCAGCTCTCTTTCTCTGATACAATAGGAACTATAAAGAAGCCCATTGTTTGGGTTTTATTATTTTTTGCACATCCTTTTTGCTTGCCGGCGCAAGGATGTGCTATTTGTCGTTTTAATGGTATAATTGGATGTGTATTAGATCATCCAATCAGAGGTGTTTATTATGATTAAAGTGATTTTTAAAAGAATAACTGAACTTCCAGAGTTTAGATTATTTGTTGATTATTGGTATGTCTGGTTTTTTATTGTTGCATTGCTGATAGGTCTAGATGTCATATTAGAAAGAAAACTTAAGTAAGAGTTGAGTTAATAAATTGAATTCCTAAATGAGATATTTTGTAGCCCATATTTTGTTTGCCGACATCACCTAATACTATGGAGCTAATCGTTTTTTCTAACAGACCAAAATCAGATAATCTATTTAAGCTACCATCTATTAGCTCTTGTGAATAGCCAGACATGCTGATATTTCCAGTGAAATTTTCGTTTCCACGACTCATTAAGCATGCTAACAATTGAATCTCAATCGATGTTAATTGATTCAGTACAAGAAGATAATACTCCTCGTTATCCCATGAAGCGTTGTTAATTCGAAGTAAACAATTCTTATAAAGATTTTTATACATATCTATTTTATTTTGTGCCTTTGATTTTTCTACCTCGTCATTTATCCCTTCGAATATTCCAATGAGTTGGTCCTTGTTCTCTAAGTTGAAAACATCTTCTGGAATTTGATCGCGAATGTTTTCTAATGATTCGTTTAAATTTTTGTAGAATTTCTCGATGCGTTTGAAACGCTTCTCGTTTTTAGACCCAAAATAAAGTGACTGCACAACGCCACCAATATAAGGAATTGCTCCAATACCGCCTTCAACTATTAATTCAAGATATTCTTTTTTGGTTAGTTTTTCATTGCTATTATCCATAGTTACCTCCTATTTTGTCATTTCCTTTACAAGCATTGTGACTCCTGATGGCACTCTTTTGTATAGGTTTTATTATTGTGCACAATCTAACTCTTAGTGGGGCGTGGTTCATTTATTTTTTACTTACTTTACTATTAATCATATCCCATTGAGCATAGGATTTTTCTATGTTCGATCCTCTTGAACTAATTTCTCCTGTAAAAGTTACTTTATCGCCCTTTGTAAAGGTATCAGCATTGTTTAAGTCCTTCGCAAAAATTACATATGAAACTTTAGGTGTTGCAGAAATATCATTCCAACTTTTATCATCGTACTCTTTGTCTGCTATAATGGCTATTCTAGTAGTCATTGATTCGATAACAGTTCCTTCAAAAGTATATGTTTTACCACTAATATATTTAGTAAAAGCTGTATTTTGCTCAGTAGCTGGAGTAATAGAATAATAACTATCTAAGAAAGCACCCCAGTCATGATTATTTGTCTCTAAAAATTCTTCAAATTGAGTTAGGCTTTTATTGCTGCTGTTAGATGTAGTAGTTTGAGTATCAGATGATGAGCTTTCCTGTTTGTTATTGTCATTTGCCTCGTTTGATGAGGAAAGCGAGAAACCTACGGTAGTAAAAATAATCCCGATAATAAGGAGAATCATAGGTGTTTTCTTATTTGTTTTTTTGATAAATCTTACAATTAACATGATTAAACCTATAATAAATAAAACAATACCAGTAAAACCAAATATACCGTCCATTAATAGATCCTCTTTCTCTTTTGATATTGAATATTATAAACCAAGCAATTCTTTTTTCTTAAAATCGAATTCTTCTTGATTAATAATCCCTTCATCTAACAACTCTTTATACTTTTTAATTTCATCTGCACTTGAAATTTGTGTTTCTTTGGAATTATTATCTAATATAGATTGTTGCTTCTCTATATATTTTTTTAAATTTTCCATTTCATTCCAATATTTTTTTGTAAACATAACGGTGTTTTCATCTTTCGTGGCCGCTAATATACCTCCGCGACTTTCGTTTCCGCCTAGCAAGGTAAATTGTATATAACCATTACTCATACCTGGTTTTTTTAATTGTACGGCTGATATATTTTTAAAGGGGATAGTTTTTTCTCCTTTAATACCTTGATTAACTAAATTTATAAATCCTTTTCTAATAATTGAAATAGAATCATCAGTTACTTTAATCAAGGTTTTTCCTGGAGATTTTATTAAAATCTCTTTTTCCATTTTTTCTTCCTCATTTCTGTGATATGATTTTTTTTGTAGAAGCTCATATATGAGGAAAGAGCCCGTGTTGCAGCACGGGCTTTTTTAATGTTTTGCTGAAATCGGTTTTTTTAATAATTCTTGATGTATTCATACATATTGCCTTGCGTAAGAATATTTTTTCTTAAAATAGCATTGGCAGACAGCATAAAAAGTGTATCTGAGCTTATTCTGAATAGAATAATACTCCATAAATTTTTCGAGATTAAACTGAGATTCATCAGTCAGTTCGTTCTCAATATAGATATTTAATAAAATTAGAATAGCTATTTTATCTGCTTCTGTTTCAAATTTTGAGTGAAAAGTTGTAGAAGTATCGTACAAAACTGAAAATTCAAAATGAGAGGCGCTGAAATGTGCAAGTTCATGAGATAAATGAAAGGCTTCTGCAGTTTCACCGTATAGATTTTCATTCAAAAAAATGATTCTGGGTTTTGGATAGTAGAAACCAGGCTCTTTCATCTCCATATAAACTACTTTCAAATTGTATTCGCTCAACATTTCTTTCAATTTCAAATACATACAAACCATCACTCCAACTATTCATTTTCCTCTAAAGCTTTAGCGATTGCAATCGCTTTACGCATTGTCTCCTTAGATATTTCTTTTCCGTCAAAAGAAAAAACAGTATCGTCTTCTGATAAATCCACATGTTTAGGGGTTTCTCTTTCTTCTCTACCTAGAAGGTAGTCTACAGAGACATCGAAATAGTCAGCAATCCGACTTAATTCATCTGAATTAGGAGTATTATTTTTCCACTTTGCTAGATAACCGTTAGAATATCCAAAATTAATTTCTAACTGCCGTATAGATATCTTTTTCCTCTTCGCCAAGTCTTTTATTATTTCATAGGTATTCATCGATAAAACAACCTTTCTAAATGTTTACAAAAAAAGTTTAGAAAAATACGCAGAAATAATTTGACTAATTCTGAGTAATGAGCTATACTATATCTTGTAAACAGATTTAACAACTAAAAAGACAACAAAAAACACTATTGATATGTAAATGCAGACCGCCAAGAAAGCTTTAAAATCAATGTTTTTATGTCTTATTTAATTATGCTCTTAGTATAGAGTATTACTCAGATACTGTCAATTGAATTTAGAAAAAAGTTGTTAAATTTGTTTACGAATATAAAAGAAAGGAATGAGAAATATGAACACACCGCAAATTTTTAATTTCGAACAAAACGAAGTTCGGACAATTTTAGTAAATGATGAACCATATTTTGTAGGCAAAGACGTTGCGAGTGTTTTGGGTTATTCAAACACTAAAGATGCTTTGTCGCGGCATGTAGATTTGGAAGATAAGATGGGGTCGCGAATCACGACCTCAGGTCAATCAAGAGAGATGACAATCATCAACGAATCTGGTTTGTACAGTTTAATCTTAAAATCAAAACTTCCCTCTGCCAAAAAATTTAAACGTTGGGTAACAAGTGAAGTGTTGCCAGCAATTAGAAAACATGGAGGTTATCTAACTCCAGAAAAAGTAGAAGAAGCTTTGCTTAATCCAGATACAATCATTCAATTAGCAACTCAACTAAAAGAAGAAAGAACTGGAAGATTAATCGCAGAACAAAAGATTGCAGAGTACGAACCTAAAATCTCCTATTTAGATAGCATATTATCTTCTACAGATTCAGTAACAATTAGTCAGATTGCAGCAGATTATGGGATGTCTCCACAACAGATGAATAAATTACTTCATAAACTAGGTATTCAGAAAAAAGTCGGTAACCAATGGTTATTGTGCAAAAAACACATGAACCAAGGATACACAAAATCTCATACAACTGAGATCCCGAAAGCCGATGGTGGCACTAAAATTGTAATGAATACCAAATGGACACAGAAAGGGCGTCTATTTATCTACGAATTACTAAAAAAAGAAGGATATTACCCTCAAATGGATTTAGAGGAAATTGGTTAGAAAGGAGTTTTAGTATGACTGACATTGCAGAAATCACTCAACGAGATAGAGAAAAAATCAAAGAATATGTCGAAAGTTCGAAGTTCTTAACTTACACCATGCTTGCTGAAAGATTTGGAATTAGCAAAAGCTACTTATCTTTAATTTTAAACGGTAAAAAGACTTCTGCAGAAGCAAACAGAATTATAGATTCGATTATCACTATGTACGAATTGTAGAGGAGGAAAACGAAATGAAAAAACCAACGCTTTCGGAGTTGATAGAAGCTACTGAGAAGGCAGCAAACCCAGACGATTGGTATCGTCAAAGTTTGATCTTGGAGAAGTTCCACGGCATGTCAAAAACTACTTTAGTTGAATACTGCAAGGAAATGGAAACAATTCCTGAATTTTCAGAAGGAATTGTTCGTCCAGGACATTCAACCACATTTATTCATTACCATACTTTTATTTGGTTTTTAAAATGGAAAGACGCAAATAAATATCGTGTAAAAATATTGTCTCCTTCAGATGTTTTGAAGGAAGCAAGTTGATTATTTTCAGAGTAAAAAGTAAACAAAAATATTAGGAGGAAAATTTGATGAAGATTACAGTACCAGATGAATTGATAGCAGATGAGTTGACAGAACAAATAGTAAGAAAGGTTTTAGATGCACTTGATGAACGACTGAAGGTAATGAACAAGTCAGTGGAGCTTCCTCCATATCCAAACAAATCAGAGGTAAAAAAAGTTTTAGGCATTGGTGATGACAAATTAACACATTGGATAAACTTAGGCTTAAAAACACAGCAGTGGAGCAAGTTAGACATCAGAATTGAACGATCAGAACTCCAAAGATTTTTGAAAGAAAACTTTGAGTTCTAAAGGCAAAGGAGAATGATTTTATGTCCTACACATTGCAACAAGAACATCAAATTCTCGGTTTGATTAAACAACGCAGGAAACAATTACAAGATGACCGTGCAGCGCTTAGAAAAGCCGATGAGCTATCAGATAGACAAGCTGAACTAATTGCTTCTGAACTTGAGGATTTGAGAATGCTAGAAATAAAAAATAGGGAGATTAGATTATGAAGAAGACAGACACACTTTTTATAGGATTCATTTTGGGGTTATTAGTGATTGTAGCGCACCAAAGTATTATTGGGGGAAGCTTGTTCGCAGCATTGATGGTTTTAATCAATCTGCTTGATTCAAAAGAAAGGAGCAACTATGGCACGAGAAGAAGCGCTAAAAATCGGTAAAGTGATTGCTGATAATTGGTGGGCAAATAGCCGTCCTATTATTTTAAGCAAGCAACATATCGACAAGCAAAAAGCTTGGCAACAAATAAAAAGCGACTCCGCCGGCAAGCATTGAGTCGCAAACAAAATACATCTAAGGAGATGTTACCACATGGAAAAAGAACTTTCCACTCTAGATCAATATTTGATTGATCCTGATTGGGGCAAGCCGAAAATTGAGGAAACAAGTGGTCGAAAAATCAGATGTAATCTTCTGACAGATGAAGAACTAGCATGTGATCAAGATGATTTGGGCAATTTTGTGAGCATTTGGGATCATGTTTACCTTATTCATCTATCAAAACATTCAAACAAACCTGAATACATCTATGTCATCGAAGATGGCTTGATTGATGCGCTAGAAGAGTATGACAGAGATAACTTGATTGATATCTCTTATTACGGACCAGGTAAGAAATACATTGCTGAAATGGAGGCAGAATTTGATGAGTGAAGGAACGAAACGCAACGATAACAAATTATTCAATAGTCTGTACAAGATAACCGTCAATGATGTTGTCGAAAAAAGGAACAAACTAACCTATTTGTCTTGGGCATGGGCGTGGGCAGAAGTCAGCAAAATATGCGAAGAAGTAGACTACGAAATCTATCGTGATCCAGAAACGCATCGTCCATACCTCTTTGATGAAAAAACAGGCTATATGGTTTTTACCAGTATCACAGTCAACGGAGTAAAGCGTGACATGTGGTTACCAGTCATGGATGGTGCAAACAAGGCAATGAAAGATAAGCCATATACCTACGAAGTCAATGATTATCAGTGGAATAACGAAACGAAGAAAAAAGAGATTGTTGGAAAAATCGAAAAGCGAGTTGAAGCAGCAACGATGTTTGATATCAATAAAACAATCATGCGCTGTCTTGTAAAAAATCTAGCGATGTTTGGGCTAGGGCTATATATATTTGCTGGCGAAGATATGCCAGAAGACGTCTCAATGCTTGAACCAGCTACTCAAAGAAGCAAAAAGCTATTCTTAGATGCTTTGCAATTGGTTGCTAACAAGTACGATAAATCAATTGATGAAGCAATTGTTGCATTGACTGATGCGGCTTCTATAACCGCTGATGACAGTAAATGGACCAAGAGAGACTTGGGCATTCTAAAACGAGGCGTTAATTGGCTTGAAGATCAGTACAGAGAAGAAACAAAAGAGAAGTGA